CAGCTGGTCAGCATTGTTCCTGGAGAATAAGAACGCAAGGCAATAATGTAGCTGTTTTAACAGGAACTTTAAAACCAGTTTAATACAGATAAAATAAATTAACCAGCTAACGAGGCTACAAAAACAAACACAATTAAAATCAAATAAACATTATGACAGAATCTAATTTAAAACACGAAGACATCTATAACACAGCAACGTCTGGCCAATATGGTATCGTAAAACTTACAACCGGGGTTAGATCCAAGCGCGGAGTAAAATTTGTAGGTATCCAAGCCGGAGAAAATAATAGCTCATTCATTGCAGATCTATCAGGCATCGGCGATAAAACATTCGCTTGGAATCTTGACAAAGGCCAATCGATACTTGGTCCATTTTCTAATATTAGAGAGGTCGTTGGCGAACTCGCTTGTTACCCTACAAAATAAACTATTATGAAATTAGGAATTGGACTTAGCTTAGCTAATCAGAGGTTTATATTGGGTGGCTTTGACCCAGCTTACCAAGCAGTTTTAGACTTTGCAACTTCTGAGGGAGATACGTTGCCAAGTGCAAATCAACAGATTCTACAAAACAATGTTGTTGTAAGCCTAAAAGATAAAGGTCTTTGGAACAAAAAAGATGCTTTTGGAGTCTTTGCAACTGATGCTAGTTTTAATTTTGCATTAATTTGTTGGAAGAGATTAATAAAAATGACCGCTTTTAATTCTCCAAGTTTTACAACTAATGGAGGAATTGACGGGGGTGGAACTGCATATATTGATACAAAATTCAAAAGTGCTACTGATGGAGTTAATTTCTTATTAGATGATGCTGGTTATAGTGTGAATGTAGGTACAACTACGCCTTCTTCCGATATTATTTTAGGCAACTCTGATGTAAATCAGGGAGGAGTAAGAATAAGGCAAAAGGATAAAGCTGATTCTGAACTAAATAGTTCTTCATTTCCTACAAATATTAATTATCAAAATGGTGGGAATCTTCACATAGATAGAATAAATAGCACACAAGTTGTTTTAAAGGATGAATTTATAATAACTGAGACCTCAAATTCTACAACTTTAACATCAAATCCTGCTTTAATTTTTAGGCTTGGAGGAAATTATGGAAATGGAAACATAAAAGCATTTTCTGCAAGGTCAAGTTTCACAGACCAAGAAAAAAACGACTACAATACAATTATTAACACTTATTTAAATGCCTTATAATGGAAGTACTTAAAGCAAATACACAGCAATATGAAGCCTTACAAGGATTCGCAAATGGTAATCATATAATTGATTTCACCTTAGATGCAGATGATAATCACATAATAGGAAAAGAAGTATTGACTGATGATAAGTTCTTTGAAATAAGGGATAGTTTAAAAGAGCTTCAAGTGATTTCTTATAATCCGATAGCTTCAGAAGTATAAAAATAAATAAATTTTAAAATTAGAAAATCATATACCAAAGCAACGAATTTTAAAGATATCTGCGATAGCATTACTTTTTTAATGTCTGTATAAAACTATAAATGATCACCATAGAAAAAAATCACCAGCTCCTTCCTTGTAAAATAAGGCCATATCTTATCCCTTTTATAGAGAAGGAATTTGCGGTTAAAGACCAGGCTTTATTCGATGGGGTTATGGCCAAAATTGTAGACATTTCACTTCACAATAGTTTTGGTAAGATCATCCGGATGATGTGTGATAAGGCTTATAAGCCAGAACGAGACTTACAAAAGTTTTCAGTCTTTATCCGGGTTAAAAATTCATACACCAAAAAACAATGGGAAGGCCAAATCTATAAATATGCTTCAGGTGAATATTCTTTTCTTCATTTGCCCAACGAAGGTGTGGAAATTATCAACGATCATTTTGAGGGAATCTTTTCTCAATCTCTTTTATTTTATTTGGAAGGACACCAAAACGGAGATTCAGAAAAAGGACTTCGCAAAGGCATAGATCTTTTTATGCAAAAATATTCGCTTTACGATTTCGATGTAGATCCAGAAGCCTTAAGGCGTGCGTACTATAGATACGTCAATGAGAACAAGAGATTAAGTTTTTTTTGCACCAAAAAATCAAGGCGAAACATCAAGACAAACTAAGTGTCACACTTTAATTTATCTTAAGTTCTCAGCTTTGTTTTCTAAATCTTTATACGATGATCTTTCTATTTTTACAGCTCGAAAATACTTCAGATAAGTTACTAGACTATGGTGTTTTAGGAATTGTTCTTATAGGAATTTGTTTTATTTCTTACAAAATGTATAATAAGATAAATGAGGATGGTGCAGAATGGCGAAATGTTGCCAAAACTCAAATAGATCATAACTACAAAACAAACCTCGAGCAAAATAGAATAAATCAGCGCCTTATCGATATTCAAGAGCGGGACACCCAATCCAATAGAGAATTCCATACTATGCTTGAGCTTAAAATGAATGAGCTTCCCAAAGAAGTAAGAGCCGAGCTAAAATCTGAGCTTAACGAACAAAATATTAACAGAAAATATTCAGGAAAATGAAAATTAAATCACTTACTACCAAAGAGCTTTACGACAAACTTTTAGTTTATTTCGATATTAGAGAACTAGTAAGCCCTGGTGTTTATAATAAGTTTAAGCATAAGGGAAATTACTTTTTCTTATCCAGATTTGACATTCGTTTACTCCAAAATATTCTATGGATAAGAGAAACTGTAAATGCAAAAATCACGATTAATACTTGGATGTGGGGTGGTCGATTCGATGAGCGTGGCCTCAGAGATACATCTACTCCGATGGTACAAAAAAGAGCTAGAGATAATGATGCCTGGTTAAGCGGCCATGTTTTAGCTATGGCATTGGATTATGATGTGGATGGACAAACTGCAGAAGAGCATAGAGCCTGGTTAGATGAAAGATCTATTCTTATTCCAAATCCAATACGCCTTGAAAGAAAACTAAATGGTGAGCAAATTTCTTGGGTACATAAAGATGTTTGCGACGATCCAAAAAACCCTAGAGTTTATCAATTTGATATCTAGAAAAAAATAAATCAAAACATTAATTATGAGTGATGAAATACCAAGAAGAGCAATACAAGAAAAGTGGAGCTTTGCAGAAAAAATAATATACCAAGCAATAAAAATAACAGAGGATATGGGATGTGACGAAGATTTGACAGATGCAGTTGTTCTTCTTGCAGAAGCACAGAATAAAGTTGCTGATTTTATCGATAAATAATAGAAAATGGAAAATCGCAAAGAAAAATCTTACAAAGAAAAGAACGGAACCTCTAAGGTCGGTGACGGATTCCGGTGGTTGATTAAACAAGGCAAAGAAGTTGCTCCAGAACTTTTACAGCTCGCAGGAAGTTTGACCGGCGTAACAGCTTTAGGAACCTTAGCTAACAAGATAAGTGACTCTCCTGATATTTCTCAAATGGATAAAGACATGCTTTTAGCCGAGCTGGAATTAGACATTAAGGAATACGAAATCCAGGTTGCTGACAGAAATTCAGCGAGAAATAGACAAGTTGAAATTGCTAAGTCAGGAAAAAAAGATTTGTTGTACAACGTGTCTGGATTTATTGGCTTAGGCGTTTTTGCCTTTGTGGTTTATTCAATCGTGTTCTTAGATATTCCTGCATCAAACAAGGAAATATTTATACACTTAATAGGAATAGTTGAAGGCGTCGCATTATCAATTTTTGGTTTCTTTTTTGGAAGCTCAGACGTTGAGAAAAAACGTTAATGTAAAAACTGAGATACAAGTCAAAAACTATCGCTTTATCATTGGTCCACAAGTAGGAGTCGCTTACACCGCAGATGGTTTTTCGCCATATATTTGTTTTGGATTAACTTATACATTAATCAGGTTCTAATATTGCGACATATGTAGTATATTTACTGAGTAATTCTCATGTTTAATTTTGTTTAAGTTTAAGGCTCTCCTAGCGAGAGCCTTTTTTATTGCTTAAAAACGTGTCACACCACTAGACCGACATATATCGCATTTTTGATAAACAAATGTAGATTATGGACGTTAACAAAGCATTATTTGAAATTTCCCGAGGAGAATGGGCTTTCCATGTAGACTCTCTTTCACTGTGGCTTCCTACAGCTGTAAATCTTATAGAGCGTAACGCTATAGAATTGCCTACTACCCAAGAAAGTGCTGGTATTACTTTCCTTAACGAAAGTGGCAAAGCTGTAAGTGCTATGGATGTTATAGAAGAAAATACAAGACAAGAAGTTGTCGCTGTAGTTTCCGCTATCGGTCCCATGATGAAGTATAGTGGTCTTTGTACCAAGGGAGCAGACTCTCTTATTAATGAGATGAAATTGGCCATGGATCTTCCTGCAGTAAAAGCTATAATTTTAAATATAGATGGTCCAGGAGGAAGTGTTTCTGCTGTTTCCGCATTTCAAGAATTTCAACCGCAAAAGACAAAGCCTATTGTGGCTCTTGTAGATTTATGCGCCTCTGCACATTATTGGGCTGCTTGCTTAGTATCAGATCACATCATGGCTAGAAATTCTATTTCAGCTGAAATAGGTAGCGTAGGGGTAATGGTTTCTTTTATCGATAACAGCGAAGCTCTTAAAGAAAAAGGATATAAAATCCATGAGATTTTTGCACCAGAAAGCGAACACAAGAACAAAGCATTTTTATTAGCTAGAGAAGGTAAGTACGATATGATTAAGGAAGATTACTTGTCCCCATCTGCCAAGAAGTTTCAAGCAGATGTTCGCGCAGCTCGTCCTAACCTTATAGAAGAAGTTGGTGTTCTATCTGGCAAAACCTTTAAGGCAGAATTGGCAGAAGAATACAATATGATAGACAGCATTGGCAATATGCAAAAGGCCGTAGAACGCGCTCTTTTACTGGCCGAAATAAGTGAAGTAACTAATTATTAACCCTCAATAAATATTTTGAAATGAAGCGATTAAGCAAGACTATTGGTTTTCTCTGGGCTATTTTGGGGATTCAAAAAACCCCCATAAAAGAGGGTAAATTGGATCTCTCAAAAGACCAAGAAGATAAGATCATCGAGGCACTCGGTGAGAAAGACTTTAAAACTATGGTTGAAGCCATAAACAAAGAAGCAAAGAACGTACTAGACGAAGAATCGAGTAAAAAGCTTATAGAAGATGCTCGAGCAGAATTTAAAGCAAGTTTAGAAGCTTCTGGCTATACCGAAGAAGAAATTCGCGATATGGCGAATAAAGGATCTGCAAAAGATGGTAAAGGCGATACGCCTAAAGCCAAGAATGGAGAAACTCCATCTACAGATGCAAGTCTGGAAGGCCTTATCTCAGATTTTAAAGCCTACCAGAAAAGGACAGACATAATGATCGCCAAGCTCATAGAAGATCCTGAGCCAGATCCAGTGATTCCACTTAATAAAAATGGAGATATGAAGAATTTAAAGCACTCTGCCACACATCTTTTTGGTGATGGCCAAGCTCTTAACGAATTCACAGGCAGACCATGGAACCAAAGAGCAGCTGGACTTACCAATAGTCTAACTTCTTGGGATGGCACAGCTGGGGAGATCAACCTGCAACGTCTTAATGGCGATGTTGAGCTTTTCTACAGAGAAAACCCAAGCACTATAGAATCTCTACACAGAGATATGATTGAGCTTCCAAGCTTTTGGCAAACTAGGTTTGGTGTAAAAGACAGAATAAGTGATGGTAAAATAGTTTCAGACGAGATTACACAAGCAAGAAAATTGCCTTGGTTAGCCAAAAACAACCAAAGAATCCAGCCAGAAACTCGTGAAATATTTGATGTTAGTATCGATTTAGAATGGGTAGGAGACGATTTACAAAAGTATGAGAAAAGCTGGTTACAAGGTATAATGAGCATGGAAGGATCCACTCCTTACAAGATGACGTTCGTTCAGTTTTTGGTGACAGAGCTTATGAAAAAAGCTAAGGCCGAGGATAGAATGTCCGCTATAAAAGGCGTTTATGTTGCTACACCAGATGATGCTACAGTAGCCGGTAGAGCTATTAACCGCCAGAATGGTTTACTTTATCAGCTGTACAAAGGCGTCTATATAGACAAGAAAGTAAAAGTGCCTTCTATTGGTTTACCAACTCCAGAAAACATCGTGGATTACGCACAACTTGTTATTGAAAAAAATATAAAAGAAGAAAGCAAAGAAGCTTCCAATCTTGTGTACTATATGCCAAAAGATCATGAGAGATGGTACAAAACGAGATATAGACAATTAAGAGGTGTGGAAAATGATTTCACATCAGAGGATCGTCTCACCATAGAGAACTACGAGAATATACGTATTGAGCCGTTGCATGATCTTAATGGTACAAATGTCCACATTATTACGTTCGATGATAATATCGAAATCATGGAAGATGTCCCTAACGAAAAAGGATTATTAACTTTTGAGAGACTTAAGAGAATTATCTATGGCCATGCAGACTATAAGTTTGCTTGTGCATTTATTCACTTAGGTACAGAAGTAACAGATGATGATCCAGATGCCTTCAAGGTGCAAACCGTATGGACCAATGGTGTTTTCCCTTTCAAGAGCGATTTCTACATTCCTTTTCATGACGATAAGTCTGGAAAATTGAAGGTTACTTATTCTAATTTAAGCATTGTACCTGGTTTCGAAACCGACATTGCGACTTTGGAAAAAGCCAACCTTTTTGAAGGACAAACTATAAGAATAAGAGGAAACACATCTGGGGTTACGTCTAGCGTGAAAAACAATGCAAATTTTGATTTGGCATCTAACGCAGATTACGATCTTAGTTCTGGCGGTACATTAACCTTGGTGGTTACTGCTGGGCTTACGCTTAGAGAAGTTAAGAGAACCACAGAAGCAGTAAATACTCCTGCAGAAAACTTCACTTTCGATTCTGCTACAGTAGATCTACTTGATGGTATTACACAAATCTTTAATGGTGAGGCAACGACCCTTACAGGAATAGAAAATGGAACAGAGCAGCAAAAATTAACTCTGCTTAACTCTGGTGAAGCTAACTTGACTGTAAATAATATTGCAGGAAATGTTTCTGTAGTTACAGAGGCGGTTGTTAAGCCAGGTGATACTTTGGTATTGACTCTTATTGATGGAGTATTTACAGAATTCTCTAGAACAATAGCATAATAATTTATAGGCAAGGCGGCACCAGTCGCCTTGCTTTTAATTTTTAACACACAAAAAACAATGAAATTAATAGATAAGGACAGACAGAAATCTAGTCCAGGAGGACCAGTTGCTAAGTCGCCTTTCATTACTATAATGAAAGTTGAAGATATTGCTTCAGCACCTCAAGCTAATGCTTTAGGGGTTTTGCTAGAAGGATTATTTGAGATGAAGCAAGGAAAAGAACCCTTTAAAATGTACAATACAGGTTCTTTTCAAAACTTCGGTTTTGAAACTGATGGAGATGAGGATGCCGCGAGCATTCAAAAAACACTTTCTACACGATTCCCTGGGGATGGTTTAGAAATAAGAGAATTTATTGGTGGACAAATGGATATCGAGGCGATTGTTCTTTTTGGCGGTGGTTCTGCACTAAAAAGTGTAATTGGTTCTTTACTTGCGCCAATTAAGATGAGAGCTAATCTTATTATGGACAACGACACCACTCATTACGAACTCACATTCTCCAACATGAGTAACGATAATCTTATGCCTGGGTTATTTGCTGGACCAGATCCTGTTGCTAATGTTTTTGAAGCTGCAGCTGTAGATCTAGAATTCTTAATCGCCAATGGTGCCCTGGTAAAACTACCAAGCTCTTCATCTGGTGAATCTGTAGGTATTACAGATTTCGATCTTACTTCTGGAACCTTTGTAAGCGTTATAGGTGGCGGTGGTGCAGATCCAGCAGTTATTTCTGATGCTGCAGGAACAGACGCTAAGTTTCTTCTTAAAGATGGAACGAGCTTTATCGGTCTGGACAATGCTAGAATCACCTTCGAGGTGTTTATCGCAGGAACAGATACGTTCTTAATTGAGCGTTCGCGTTCATAGAAACAAAGTAAACTTTATAAAAGCCACTACACATTCTGTAGTGGCTTTTTTGGTTGTCACACCTTACAGTCTTACTTATGGGCATCTTTGAGATCTAATCACTAATATTATTAATAAGCCTTATGTTATGGAAAAGAAAAAAGTAGTAAGTATCCTAAGGGATGAAAAACAAGACAAGAGACAAAAGTTCTCCACGTTGCTTATGGCGCTCAATCAAGCCCCAGTGAAAAACTTTGCACTTACCGCGCATTACAATAGAGTGGGCTACTCAGACAAGAACTTAAAAGCTATCGTCTACGATGTCAAAAAAGCTTACAGCATATCACTGGCAGATCTGAATGCGTTTGAAAAAACACCGGCTAAAAAAGCTCCTGCTCCAAGTCAAGACGATTCCAATTCAGAAGAAAAAGAAGTAGAAGAAACTAAGGCGGATAAAGAAGAAGAGGAAGACAAGTTACAACTTGAGGAGTACAATCAACAGCTTAAAGTTATCGATATCGAAAATGCAGAATACAACGATATTAAAAAACTTGCTTTTGGTTTAGCCAACGAGCTTAATATCGATTTTCCAAACAAAAGGGCAGAAACGCTTAAAGCATTTTTGACTGAGCAAAAAAAAAGCTTGGCCAACGAAGCATAAGAGAGCTATTTCCATTTCTTAATAAGCCGAACGTTCCGGACAAGCTCAAGATTTTGACCTCGGATATGATTTCGGCTTTTATATTTGTAAATGAGAATAGAAAAAAACTTGTTCTAGATCTAGAAAATAAATCTTTTAGCCCAGAGGATTCTTTTAAAATTGCCCAAAGTATAGTCTTGGCGTATCAAGAAAATCAATTGGCATTTAATGAGCTTTTGCATTACCAGGAGAAAGGGGAGATATTGGGTAAGCATTCTATTTTTGACGATGAAAACCTTAGGGCTGGCATTACTAATATGTGTGATCTAGACGCCCTGAAGCTCTACAAAAATATGAGTTCTCAAATCTCTAGGTTAAGGACTAAACTAAAAGTAGATCCTCTAGATGAAGAGGCTCTTAGAAACTTAAAATTAAAAGAGACTAAACGCCAACTTCTAAAAACTAAGCTCAATGAAAAACAGATTCTTTGATTTGCAGCAACTGCCAAAAGAAGAGGCGAAAGATGAGATGTCTTCTGTCTTTAAGTCCAAATACATCAATAAGCATTTTGAAAAAATAGCCCATCTGGACAAAGATCTCAAAAGGCTTCCTACTGTGGAAGAGTTCTTTTTTTTGCAAACAGACAACTCTTTTAATGCGTTTACTTTTATCCCCTTTATAGCTCAAAATCATAATATACAGCATCTTTACATTTGTACATATTCTATAAGTAGAAGGGTTATAGACGCCTTGATAGAACTGTACGATAAGGGCTACTGCGACCAAATCACTTTAATGATTTCAGATTCTCTTATTAAAAGAAATCCTACCACTATGGAGCTCCTAGCAGCCCAGGTAAGTAGTAGAGCAAATTTTATTGTCAACTATTCCTGGTCACATGCCAAAGTCACACTTATTAAGACGCAAGATGCTTATTTTGGTATTGAAGGATCTGGAAATCATAGTGAAAATGCCCACTACGAGCAGTACCTATTTTATAATTCAAAAGAAACTTATGAATTCAGAAGAAAGATTTTTACCGATGTTAAAATCAGAGCTAAGGCTATCGGAGGAGCAATACAGCGAAATTGAAACACTAGCAGCTGCAAACTATGCCCCAAGAAGCATAGCAAAGTATTTGGGTGTCAACGAGACCCATTTTATAAAAGAGTGGAAAATAAATACCTCCCTAGTAAGGCATCATTATGACAAAGGGTTGCTCGAGGCAGAATTTCTTATTGCTGAAGGACTTCTTACCCATGCCAAAAGTGGAAATATTACTGCAGCACAAGAATTTAAGAAAATAGCAAGAGTGCAAAGGGTAGAAAATTTAAAGAACGACATACTATTTGGCCATGAAGATTGAAGATATCACTCTAGAAGACATACAGGACTTTATTCACAATGGAAGCCGTAAGGACGCTCCTAGTGAGGTCGTGGAAACACTATCTAAGCTAGAGAAAATACATGGCATGTATTTGAGGTGGCAAAGTAGAGATCACATTATAAAGCATTTGGAAAAAGTAGATGGTTATTCTTACTATCTCGCCAACAAGTGGTACGATATGATGACGGAGTATTTCTATGCAGAGCGGCAAGTCAGCAAACAAGCTCACAAGAATAGATTAGCAGAAAAGCTAGAAAATGGAATAACACTTGCCCTGAAGCTTGCAGAAAGCTCCAAGGATGTTGTTATGGCTTTAGGTAAAATAAAAGACATCGCAGAAATACTAGAAATCAATAAAGAAGATGCCATGGAGTTTCCCGAAGAACTTTTGGCCAAACCCTTCAAAATGTATTCTGTAGATGCAGAATTCTTGGGCCTACCAAAACCAGATAGGTACAAGCTGGCAAGATTTATAGATGAATATCCAGAATTGAGCGAAAAAGAACGAAATTCTTTAAGAGAGGAAGCAGATTTATTGCCTTTTAAATTATTTAAACCAGACCATGAAAACCCAAGGTTACAAGAAAAGTAATACAGAAAAGCGTTACGCTACCGTAATAAAACAAGTTATAGATCTATCCAAGCCACAACACGTAAAGATTGTAGCTGGCCGTGGTACTTCCAAAACTACAGATATTCTAGCCGATAGAATTATGGATGTTTGCTACGAAATGCCCAGAGCTCGCTTTGCCATAGTGAGTGATACTTATACAAATGCTTTAGAAAATGTTGTGCCTTCTATTCTGGAAGGCTTCAATCGTAAAGGATGGATAGAAGGCGTTCACTATGTTACAGATGTTGCACCTCCAGATCACTTTCAAAAAAACTACAAGCCTGTTCTCAAATTTAAGCATACTATATCCACCTACTTAGGAAATTTGATAAAGCTTGGCTCCTTAGATCAGGTTTCTTCTGTTGCGGGAGATTCTTATCAGCATGTATTTGGTGATGAAGCAAAATATCTAAAATCCAAAAAGCTCAACAAATTAATGCCTGCATTGCGAGGGTTTCCAGAAGCCTCCACATCTCCTTTTTACCTTGGCACCACATTTACTACAGATATGCCCAATGTCACCATGGGCGATCAAGATTGGATATTGAAAGGGGCTAAAGAAATGGACCAGGATAAATTCTTACATGCCTTACAAGTGGGTATCGTCATAAATGAGATTCGTATAGAAATGAAAGAGGCTCATGACAAAGGCCATTATGATAGGGTAAAGAAACTCGATAAAAATCTCGTACGATGGATGGAGCGTCACAACAGAGTAAGAAAGAGTCTTACCTTTTTTCATATAAGTTCCTCTTTGGCCAATGCAACCATTTTGGGTGCGGACTATTTTATCAATTCCCTTAAGGATCTAGGACAAGAAGAAGCCAAGGCCAGTATATTATCCTTCAAGCCCAATATTGAAAAAGGAGAGCGTTTTTATATCAATTTGAATGAAGATCACTTTTATTACGATGGTGTAAATAATCAATTTTACGAGAGTAAAAAACTTACCGAAACTTTTGAAGCTTCCTCTTTAGCGCTTAGATACCTAAATCATAAAGCACCTATAGAAGGAGGTATGGATTTTGGAAACCAGACCAGTTTGGTAATGGGCCAGGGAAACGATCGGCTTTATAGAATAATTAAGGAGTTTCACACCCTTGCCCCGGAATCTAGCAAGGAGTTGGCCAAGAAGTTTATAGATTTCTTTAAGTACCAAAAAAACAAAGTTTTGTATTTATGGTATGACCGGGCAGGAAATCAATACCAGATGATTAAGCGAGATTTTGCGAATGAGATCAAGGACCATATCGAGAATTACGAAGGTGCCAAAACAGGATGGACAGTGGTTCTCAATTCTAAAAATCAGGCGAACATACTCCAGGAAGAAGAATACTTATTTGCCAAAAAGCTCATGGGTAATTATTATCCAAAATTACCGGAGCTTATTATAGATGCTTTGCAATGTCCAAACCTGAAATCTTCTCTCGAGCTTGCCAAAACAAAAGTCACCAAAAACGCCAAAGGGCAAACGGTGATCAAAAAGGACAAGTCTAGCGAAAAGTTACCTATTAAGCAGCTGCCCATGTATTCGACCAACTATTCTGACGCGTTTAAATACTTGCTTTATAGAAAAAACTGGGTGAAGATTAGTAATGGTCGTAGCATTTACCACACTAGTGATCCAGAGGTTTATTAGTATTAATTCTAATATGTTGTAATAATTAACTATATTTGGTTTTATACAATTAGCCAAATGAAACTTAAAACAAACGATCAATTTCTAGAAGAGATCAAAAACACAGCTGCGAAAAAAAGGATTTATCTTATAGAACTTCCTAAGATAATCGGGATGAAACAATCCACTTTTTATAGGAATATGAGCGGCAAAGGTTTGTTTTCTCTTCACCATTCTATTCTATTGGCAAATGCTTTGGACCTCGAGCTTCATTTGGAAGTTTAGAGATTGAAGCTTTTAGAAATAAGGTTGATAACGCCCGTATAAAAACACGTTTTAATGACTAAAAAATAAAATTTATGAGTTTATTATACAAACCAAAAGAAGAACAAACTTTGACTTGTGATATAAAAATTACAAAAGAAAAAACAATACAAATAGACTTCACATCTGATTGTGGAAAATTTGGAACAGACGAAATGTTGGCAGGATGGATATTAACTCCTGAAAGATTGCTTCAAATATTAAATGAACGAGAAGATATCTGTGATGACGAAACTTAGTTTTGTATATAACGGTTTGTGTATGGCAAGTAGCCGAAGCACAAAGATTGAATTAATAAGCAAACCTTAATAGGCTATTTGCTATACACGGTGTTAACTACTGTGCGACTTAATTAATAAAAAACATAAATAGAATGAAAAATTTACTTTGGTTAGATGATATTAGAAACCCTTATATAAACGAAGAAGGCAAAGTGCCAACACGTAAAAATGGCAAACACTATAATATAAATTGGGTTTTAAACTACAAACAGTTTGTTAAATGGATAGAACTTTTTGGACTACCTGATGCTATTTCTTTTGACCACGATTTAGCGGATGAACATTATACGCCTGAATACTTTTGGAATAATTATGATGAAAGTAAGAAGTTTCAAGAGTGGCGTGGTCAAAATTACCAAGAGAAAACAGGTATGGACTGTGCTAAATGGTTAGTAGATTATTGTATGGACAATAAAAATAAATTGCCTGAAATATTTGTACACTCTGCAAACCCTGTTGGTGCCGATAATATAAAAGGGTTGTTAGATAACTATCCCAAGCATTGTAGTTAACGTTTAGTATATGAATAGTGCGGATTAAAAACATAAAAATGGCAAAGACACGAGAACAAAAAAGAATTGAAAATGCGGACAAGGTTTGTAGAGAACTTAGATACCAAATAGTAAAATATGGATTTATAGGTGATTGGGATGCAATAAACAAGCATTTTAATTCTTGGATGAATAACGCTAAAAAATCAAAGTACGAAAGACCTTAGCATTATTTATATACATTGTTGTAACACGTTTTAATGTGATTACAACGTCCGTATAAAAACACGTTTTAATGTGTTTTATACATCGTTATCAAATAGATTTTTTACCATTGCGCGTTTAGAAAGTTCATGCCTTAATGAACTTGAAGATAAGCAATGAACATCGGGCGTAAGCCCGATTTTTTTTGAATAAAAAAGGGGCCTCATTCTGGCCCCCGATTTATTTTATAACATTCCTTCATCTGCAAAACTGAAATAACCTTCACGGCTAAAAATTAAATGGTCCAAAAGTTTTATGTCCAAGTAGCTTCCAGCAGTTTTAATTTTATTGGTTATAGTTTTGTCGGGTTCACTCGGATTGAGAGCTCCGCTAGGGTGATTGTGAGCTACAATTATGCTGGTGGCATGTCCTAAAATTGCAGTTTGAAAAATTAATCGAATATCTACTACTGTGCTGGTCATGCCACCGGTTGAAATTCTTTTTACTCCCAAAATTTCATTTTGATTATTGAGAATAGCAACAAAAAAATTCTCTCTATAATCCATTTCATCCTCAAAGAATAGGCGCAGTATTTTTTCAACATCAAAAGAAGATCCAATCTTGTTTCCTAAGATATTTCTAGGCTTGTAGCTTATTGAAATTTCCTGTATTTCGCTTAGCTCACTTTTTAGGTTTTTTTCGTTTTCTTTAGTTTTCATAAATAGAGGTATAGTCGTTAATTGTGTTTTGATTTTCCTCTATAAACATCTGGGAGATGTCAAAGGCTTGAGAAAAGTTGCCTTTTGTTTGCCTAGAAAAACAAATAAAATCGGCTTCAGAAAAACAATGTTCAAAACCGCTTAATTTTAGTATTTTTTGTACCCTGTCTTTCAGAGTGTTTTGGGTATCTTTGCGTGAAAGATTTGACTTTTGCATAGTTCAATTTTTTAAAGGTTACCTAAACACACTGTTGTCGCAGTGTGTTTTTTTGTTATATAAATATACTGATTATCAGTGTATTAGCCTAATTTTCACCTCTCTATATTCTAATATAATAGAGAATTTAAGACATTGTTAACCTTTGTGTGTTTCATTAAAAAAACTCTGTGTTTACCCTAATTGACTAAAACCTAAATTTGTTAACACGCTGATTATCAGCAACTTAACCCTAAAACATTTCCAATGTTTTAGGGTTAAGTTCTCGAGATCCCACCCCGCTCAATCCCTAAAAAGCGAGTGCGCCGCCCCCACTGGGCTTAGAAATATGGCGCACCACTCCGCCACCGCGCCCAACCAACCTATATAAACAGGGTTATTAGCTCACTTGTCACACCCTTAACCAGCACTCTACTCTATACTTGTAGAAACTTCTAACTAATGAGTATCAATAGGGCTAAAGTAGCAGTGAAGCAAATGAGAGAGATGTCTCACGCAGGCATACCCTTCTCAATTACTTATCAAACCTACAACCAGACCACAGGCATATCCAAAGGAACTAAGGTTGTTGATAAAGCTTTACTACGAAAAGGCTACAAGAAGAACCAGTCTACTAAGAGCGATATGCTCATTGCATATAAAGATGTAAACACAGGTGAAGAACGACAGTTCTACTTGCCATTACTTTTAAAATTCAACAAAATATGTTTAATATAAACACAAGTGAAGGTGGTTATGCAGGTACGGTAGAGTGTGATGACGTAGCTTTTAGCTATGCCATTTCAGAAACTAATCCGAGGGAGTTTAAGGATCAGCGACCTAAGTCTGAGTCGTTGAATTGGGATAGGAGGGCACACATAGGTGGCTACAGGATCTTTCCGTATGGTGACTATAATGATCTACCTACCCAGATTAAGAACATTATTGCTAACAACCCAACAGCCCCTGGACTACTTGCCAAGAAGAGAGATCTTGTCTATGGGCAGGGGCCACAACTTTATGTAGACAAAGTAGTAAAGGGCGTATATGTAAGAGAATGGACAGAAGATGAAGAAGTAAAGCAGTGGCTTGAGTCATGGGATTACGAGTCTTATCTCATGAAGCAGATCGTAGATTATAACCACATAGAGAGCGGCTTTACTAAGTTCATCCAAGGTAGAGGAGGAAGAATAGGAAGGCCTAAATTTCTTAAGCTTGAGCATTGCAAGGCAGATAGATCTCGCCTTGCCGTTGTAGATACCAACATTAATGAGTTAGACGCCACCCATTGCGTAGTAACAGATTGGGGTTTCCATCATATTAACTCAGTTAAGAACTATCAAGCTTACAGGTTGTTTGATTTTAAAAATCCATTTGCTCATAGAATATCTGCCTACTATTCATCTATGTATTCTTTTTGCCAAGACTACTACACAGTACCGGACATCTATGGATCATTAGAATGGATACGTCGTGCTACTGCTATACCCTTTTTACTGAAAGCATTTTCAGATAATTCTCTTAACATTAAATATCATATAGAAAGTCCTGGTGCATTTTGGGCGAATAAGAAAGAGCAAATGAAGGAACAATATGTGGAAGAAAAAAGGACTTTTAAGGAGGAATACTTTACAAAATGGAAGCAAGAGTTTTTTAGGAAAATCGGTAAAGTTTTAGCTGGAGATAAAAATGTTGGTAAGTTTCTTCATACGGAATCTGTAATGGAAGTCGATGGCATTAATCTTACAGAGACAGGATGGAAAATAAAGGTCATAGAGCAAAATATTAAAGAATTTATTGATAGTCAAATTAAAATATCAGATAGAGCAGACAGGGCCGTATCTGCTGGTATAGGATTAAATGGTGCTCTTGGTAACATTAATGAATCTGCAAGGAGTAACTCTGGATCAGAGCAACTATACGCTCTTAAAAATTACTTAGCTACTGGTATTTCCATACCTGAAAAGATTATAACCAAGCCCTTAAACTATGCCCTTAAAGCTAATTTTCCAAATAAGAAAGTTTGTGTAGGTTTTTACCATATGGCAGCCAAGGCAGAGGAGGAAATTCACTCTGGTGACAGACTAAAAGAAACTATATAATATGAAACTTATATTTAAAGCCTCAGAATTCCCAACTTATATAGACGAGTTTCTTCCGTTTCTGGATAGAGATACCAAGTATATCTATATGAAGCCTCACATTATATCTGCACAAAAGGAGATAGAGAAAGTGATAGGGGTCGAAACTTTTAATTTAGCTATTAAGGCTTTTGAAAGTGAAGAAATAACAGCTCTAGAAAATGATATTTTATATCATTTCCGAATGCCAATACTTTTATATGCTTACAAGTTATATGCCCCTTCTAGTGATCTAAGGCATGGAAATAATGGTCGTAAAATGACCAAAAAAGAGGATGAAGCCAACCCTTTTGAGTGGATGATAAATAGGGATAATGAAAATCTAGAGCGTGGCTACTACAGAGAATTTGATAACCTAATTTTCTTCTTAAATAAATTCAATGTTTGGCAACAGTCTGATACATACAAGAAGATGCGTAGTCTTTTTGTACACAGCACAAGCATTTTTGATGATCATTTTCCTGTTAATTCCAGATTGCTTTTACTTAAGCTAGAACCAGGTCTTAAGCAAGCAGAAAGAAAACACATACACCCTATTATTGGACAGCAGTTATTTCTTAAGCTTAAAGCTTACCTCCAACAATCTGAAGTACAATATATAGAGTATTATCCAGGACAAGCTCCAGATGAAGAACAAGAAGGTGAAGGTGATCTTATTTCTCTTGATCCTTTGGAAGAAGATGTATTAAAATTAACTGAAGAGGCTTGCGTTTATTTTTCTATGGCTTGGGCCATGAAACGCCTTAAAGTCACCTTATTTCCAGAAGGTCTTTTGCAATCCTATGTTGGTGATCGTAATACTATTAAAGCTCGCAAGACTCCTGAAAAGCTTGAAACACAATTGGTAGCACAAGAGTTTAGTAAAGATGGCGAAGACGTTCTTATCCTTATTCAGAATAAAATAGCAGAGCTTAACGTAGACAACCAACAAGAAGTCACCAATATGGAGGATTTCCACCTAAGAACCGAAGTCCAACACAACGACGATGATAAATCATTTACTGTTTAATTATTCCCTTATGAAATACTTTGCTCATTACCTAAAAAGCTTTTGGTTCTATCTATTTGGCAACAAAATAGATAAGCTTAACCTTAAACTAGAAAAAGCAGCTATCGATTCTACACACAATCGCTACCAGCTTAAAAAAGAAATTTCCAACCAACTCAACAAAGCTTTTGGTATTAGCTTTAACAAACGTTCAAAATACATACCGGTGAAAGGCCATAATAGACAGCTCATTTACAATTATGTCAATAAACATTTCAGTAAAGAAATGCTTCAGAACAATATTATCTTAACCAAATGTCTAAGCTGGAAATAGATGCACGAAATAGAAATTCCAGAGAGAAAGAAAAGGCTATACATGCCCCAGCATTTAGGCGAATGTGATAATGATCAATTTGCCCACATGGCCTTTTTGTTCTTTCAGTATCAAAACAAACAGATCACCTATGAGCAAATGCGATACAACTCAGTCTATAAGCTTCTTAACCTAGAGGTTGGCCAAAACACTAAGCTTAACAGTCTAGAAAGAGGTACGATGAATACCAATATTTATCAACTATCGATTTTGGTAGATTCTTTTTTTGACCATCTGGAAGATGATAAGATACAGCTCCGCCAAGAGTTTAGGGGAAACCCTATGAAGCACATCCCTGTACTGAAAGGCAAACTTAAAGGCCCTGAAGATAATTTTGCAAATATGACCTTTGGCCAGTACCTAGATGCCTTGGACATTTTTGGAAATTTTGTTGAAGATCCAGACACTCAATTGCTCTATGATCTCTGTGCTACCCTTTATATTAAGGGCGCTTATAATTCCAAAAACACTCCCAAAATCGCTAAAGAACTCAAAAAGACCTTTTTTGGTTACGTCCATGGCGCCTACCTCGTATTTACCACTTTTCAACAAATCATTAATAACTCTATGATTATGATAGAGGGTAATTTGTGTGATTTATCCATTTTATTTCTTAAACCAAAGAATTATAAAAAATACACATCTTACCCAAGTATAGGGATGAAGTCTACTGCTTTTGTTTTGGCAGAAAGTGGTGTTTTTGGAACATACAACCAAGTAAGAGACTCCAATATGTGGGATATCTTCGCTAGGATGTACGACATCAAAGTAAGGGACCTGGAGAGTGAAAAGCAACAAGAAGAGCAACAGCGAAAGCAAAAAACTAAGAAATAATGAATTTACTTATCCAATTATACACTTACGGTCTTATGCTCCAGCAAGACTTTCCTAGTCTTAGCGTGTTTGACGTAGTTTCAGACGATTCACAAATTCTAGAACATTTAAAAGCTTTTACTCAACATGATATTGGTCTTTTTATAGTGGAACCCGAAATACCAAAAGAAGGCAACCAAGACCAGTGGCAAGATGTTGCGTATATGCAGTTTCTTATTGTTAAAAAGATATCAGACCGCATCACTCTTAAAGAAGAAATGCAAGTCAAAAACACGCTATACAATCTTGCCTACCAGCTAGATTTAATGATGCAACGCCACAAAGAAGGCACAGAAGGGCTTTTTTATACATTCTCTACAGAAGATGATACCTTACCAGATGAGGATGTGGCGTGTTACTTTATGAGTCATTTAGAGGTAAAGTCCATCCAGAAAACACCAGTAAGTATGATGAAGACTTATGTGGGGTGGTCCATAAACTTTAAGATTAAACTGCAATGATAGAGCGAAAGACAAACCTAGGCAAAGTGCTAGAAGGCAAGTTTATTTCTCAAGTACTTGAAGAGGAGGGGCAGGATATTAATTCTGAAATTGATAGTAACATGTCTGGGTTTTCCAACCAAACCAATAGAGGAAGAAGCTTTGTTGTAAAGGATAAAACATTGCTCTATACGTTTCCTTTGACCAATCGTTTTATTGATATGAAGTCCCGACAGACTAACAAGGGAATGATAAAAAAGAAGAATTACAAAGTTCACAACACTATTCTTTTTGGTTATGCCAATAACATCATAGGACGGCTTTCTTATGGATTTACCCAAGAAACCAAAGAGGAGATTATGAAACTCCACAATCTTAAAATATAATTATATTTGAATTATGAGCACCACAAAAGCCAGTTTAGAATTTATTGCTGTACATCTCGACATCAAAAAGCGATACGCTAGTAATTATCCAGAGGTCATTAAACCTTACATTAAGATTTTGCGCCAAATTATGGATAGCAACCACATCTCTGTCCAAGAAGCACTAAAAAATATTAACAATTCTACACTGGTTCGAGCCAAACAAGTAAAAGATCTCAAAAAACAGGATAAAGAAAATGCCATTGCCTTTCTTTCCCAAAGGCTTTATGTTTCTGCTTTGCTTTGCATCTTGGAAGCAGATGCTATTACCACAGATATCTAGGGTTTTATATTTGTTTTTTTAGGCATACATTTGAGGTTTAACTTGAACCTTAATTTTTTATGAAAGCTACTATCATTTTACTTTTAATTACAGCAAACCTTTATTCACAGGAGGTAAAACTAAACGAGGAAATAAACCTTTACGAGTATTCTCACGTTAAAGATCTAGATGTAGAAAAACCAGCAAAGATCGATTTATTTCTAACTCAGCTTAGAAAGCTTAACTATACCAATATAGAAAGTGGTACAGATTTCATAAAGGCAGACAATTTTGTCACTAAAATGATTTTTGGCTCTGCAATGGAAGTGCATTACAACTTACTTCTAGAATTTAAAGAGAATAGGTATAAGCTTTTAGTTAACAATTTTAAGGTAAAAGATGTCCGCTATGGCTCTGTAGCTATAGAAACCCTTAAGAAAAGATCTACTCGCAAATGGGTAGGCTTCATTAATGAGGAATTACCCTTAATCATTTCCAATATAGAAACTGTAGACGATTGGTAAAATAAATCCTTTACGCTTTACTTGCGTTTAACTTACGTATTCAATTATTTATTGTATGTTTGTATTGTCTCACAATTACACTTACAATGAAAACCTTTTTAAAAATCAGCCCGAGAGAGAACCAGTTTAAGTCTGGCTACTTCAAAAGTGTGCTTTTGTGGGACACCACTCTCGGGTCATTTAAATTAAATATATTATGTCTCACAAAAGCGAACAACCACTCACAGAAGAACAAAAACAAGAAATTAGGGATCTAGTCCTTACAGAGTTTTACAACCTACACGAAGGCCCTGCCACAGTGCAGAAATCACTCCTTATCGCTTTCAAAGGCTTTTTAGAATCTGTAGATGGCGAAGACCAAGCCTATTCTCACACTGTAGATACCATAGGAGAAGACATCTTTATGGTCTGCGCCCTTCTAGATTATCTTAAGGATCCTGGCAAAGAGGAATCTGTTTACGACCTGCGCGGTATGTTACATTTTACCGCACTAGAAAACCCTATGGATCATGTCTAAAGCGAAATACATCGCTTATCGTAATCTACACCCTGTAGCAACACACCAGGGTGTGGAGATCGATGAAGGAAGCCTATGGCATCGAGAAGCAGATAAGAACTTTCTTGTCTTAGTCGATGAAGATGAGTATATTACAGCAGTATTTATTCCAAATCTTTTTACTCTTAATTCTTAAAGAATCATGTATTTAGAAACATCAAAGCGTCATTGCTCTCTCACCCTTACGCTTAGTAAAGCGACATATGTAATTCACTACCGATCATTATCGCAAAGAAAGAAGTTAAAGCTCAAGACATTTAACCTGGAGAAGATTTTAGCTTTTATAACTTCTTGCAATGCTAAAGCCCAACCAGAGGCTATAGAAGATTGTCTGGATTGTAACAAAACGTTTACTCACCTCCTTAATACCGTGCCTTATGCCAAAGCTTGAAAAAGTGATACAAATAGAGATCACACCTACCCAGTACGTCAACTCCTGCACCTATACAGAACTCTTGGAACTCTCTCTAGAGGTGGAAAGAAAAATGTCTGCTGCAGCTACTCTAATTCGTGAGGATGAAAGTAGTCTACCCCATTTTGGGCAAGGACATTAGAAATGAAAAAGGCTACTACTAACAAAAAGACTTGGTATTGGAATGCTTTAGCTTAAATATATCGGCTCAGATGTGAGTCGATATATTGAAACTTACCAATTCTAACTATAATTAATATTAACTAAATAAACAGAAATCATGAAAACACTAGAATTTATTTACCAGGAAACCCAAATACATTTTTTGGTAAACCCAACAGATGCCAATGTGATGGTAAATGCCACTGAAATGGCAAAACTATTCGGAAAAGAAACAAAGGACTTTTTAAGATTAAAGTCAACCAAAAAGTACTTAAATCGTTTACTTGAAAAATTAAATATCGTGGCAGATGTGCCACGATATAATGAAATTGATTTGGTTTATTCAAACAATAAAGCAGGAACTTTTATGGATGAGATGGTCGCTTTAAAATTTGCTGCTTGGCTAGATGTAGATTTTGAAATATGGGTTTACAGCTGCATTCAAGATATTCTCTTTGGGAATTATAAAAAGCATTGGGAAGCACATGCTCGTCAAGAAGAAGCTAAGCAAAAAATGGAAATTATTAAAGTTCAAATTATTGAGAATCCTACTTCTGAAATGGTGATTGAATACTTTGAAAGGGAAAGTCAATTTAAACAGGCTAAAAATGCTAAAACAAAAGCTATCCAGAACCAATTGAAATTATTCGGAAGTTCTAAAACAAGCACATGAAAAAAACTAGCAAACAAATGGCTATCAAATCCCATAAGATCATGACTCACCTCATGTGTCTTATGGACGATTTGGAATCTGTAAAAGCAGATGGCCCAGAAGCTCTAGAAATGGTAAAAGTTATAGAGCTTCTTTTACCCAAAATGGAAAGAGTTATAGACTCAACCTTTGGGAAATCGACATACTTAAGGTCCAACACCTACTTACAAGACATGCAAAACAGATTTGAAACAGTAGTTAGAAAAAACTATCAAAAAATAGAATCATAAATCATAAAAAACTATGCAAGATTTAAATTTAGAATACAGAAGATTTCAAATAGCAAAATTAATTGTAAGTAGTAAAATATACAAGGATTATATCAATATTAATAGAGCTTATGATGATATGCACAGGGAATTGAGGAATAAAACAGCTTTATCTGATGTTTTTGTTTTACTAAAAATGGTCAAAAAAGAGGTCGATGCACACAATTCAAAAAACTCTGCTGAAAGAACACGATTTGATAATTTGAAATATAAAGATGTTAAAATTTATCAATCAAAAATATTTAGAAAATATCTAACCGTTAGCACGATAAAAATCGATCAAGCAATAAAAGAAAATATTGATTTAGATGACTATGACATTTTCAAGAAGTGTTTTGAATTATGACGAAAAGCACTTATAGAGGTTGCTAAACGAGCACCAAATGGTGCTCAAATAATCCATTTAAACCCTAAATTTAATGTCATTCCTAAAACATAATCAGCTTGAGACCATTGTAAAAGAAAGCTTCCAAATAGAGGATTTGTTTCTTCGTTCTCGAAAGACAAATATTATTGTAGCTAGAAGTGTCTATTTTTTCTTGTTGCGTAAACATCATTATACCTTACTTAGACTTTCTGACTTATCTGGACGTGATCATGCTACGGTCATTAATTCTGTAGATCAATTTGAAGGATATTACGCTTACTTTTTAGAATACAAATCACAAATTGATTATGTTATAAGTGAATGGGAAAACATCACTAACATTTAATATTACTTCACAGCCCATCTCTCACCACTTGTCACACCTATAACCTATCGATTACCGCAAATTTGAGCAAAAGTTCAAAAAATGGGAAAGCGTGTAGTAGACGAGGAAATGAGGTTTTCCATCATTATAAATGGGGACCCAGCACAAAAAGAGCTTCAACAATTAGATTCTGATACTAGGAAACTTACAGCTACCAACAAAAACCTAAGAGCAGAGCGAGATAAACTCCGCGCCCAGGGTAAGCAAAACACTGCTGAGTATAAGAAGCTTACTGCCGCTATTAAACAAAACAATTCTACTCTCGATGGCAATAAGGCCAGAATGAAAGAGTTGCAAAACCAAATAGGGGTGACTGGTCTTACCATGGCACAATTGCAAAGGCGTGCATCACAGCTTAAACTGCAGCTGCGAAATATGATACCAGGATCTGCAGAGTATAAACGTTTGCAACTGGATCTTACTGCAACCAATTCTAGAATAAAACAGCTCGCCACTCAAGCCAATGCTGCTAAATTTTCTCTTCGTGGGTTAGCAGATGGTTTTAACCGTTATACAGCCTTAGGAGTTTCAGTTATTGCTGGTCTTACCGGTATTGTCTTTTCTATACAAAGAGTTATCGATTTTAATTCTGAATTGGCAGACGCTCAAAGCAATGTTCAAAAAACGACAAGCCTTACTAAAGATGAAGTTGAGGATCTTACCAAAAGTTTTGGAGATTTTGATACAAGAAGTACCCGTATGGAGCTCCTTGCCCTTTCGGAAGAAGCAGGGCGTCTAGGAATAAGAGGTGTTGAAAATATTAGAGGTTTTGTAGAAAGTGCTAACGAAATGAAGGTTGCTTTGGGCGACGATCTGTCCGATGAGGCCATACGAGAGGTTGGGAAAATGACCAACATTTTTCAAGTTGGTGAGCAGACTGGAAGAAATTTTGAAAAGTCTATGCAGTCTTTAGGCTCTGCCATTAATGAAATATCTGCTTCTGGTGCCAATACCGCCGATTTTCTTGTAGATTTCATGAAGCGTACTGCTGGGGTCTCAGACCTTGCAGATATACAAGCTGATAAAATAGTGGGTCTAGCTGCAGCTTTTGATGAGCTTGGGCAAAGCCGCGAAATTTCTGCTACTGCTATTAACAAAACCTTGCTTTCTATGGGTGAAAACGTGAGTGACTTTGCCAGTATAGCAGGTCTTTCCATAGCAGAGTTTTCCAAACTTTTAGAAGAAGATGCCAACGAAGCGCTTATCGTTTTTCTGGAGGGGATTAACAAAGGCAATCCCTCCATGGAAACCATGGCCAAACGTCTAGAAGGTATAGAACTAGGAGGGACTAGAGGTATGCAAGCTATAGCAGCTCTTGCTAGTAATACAGAACTTTTAAGAAAAAGACAAGAACAAGCTGGCGTAGCCTTAAGAGAAAATACATCTCTTACTAATGAGTACAACCTGAAAAATCAAAATTTTGCTGCTGTTATAGAGAAAATTAATAAGTCTTTAAATGGTTTTTTAGCAGGATTAAAAGCTCCACTTGAAGGTTTTATTCGTGGTTTTGCAGATCTGTTTGGAATTGTAGATGATGTGTCTGAAGCTTTTGAAAAACAAAATGTGCAAACATTTAAGGCCGCTCAAAACAATAGATCGTTAGCCAGGGAAAGTTCTAGACTATTACAAGAATACAAAGAGTTAACCAAGGATGGTGTTGAGCCTACAATAGAAGTGAAGGAAAGGTTAGAAACTATTACTTTGCTTCTTAAAGATCGTCTTGGTGAATCTGTATTAATGATAGATGAAGAGACTGGTGCCTTTAAGCTTAATACTGAAGCCGTAAAAGAACAGATAAAGCTAAAAAGACTACAAGCAGATGAAGAAGCTTCGACATTAGCCTCTAGATTGCAAGGTGCTAAGGATTCTATTGAGAGTAGAAAAGAGGAACAAAAAATAGCTCAAAGAGAAGTAGAGCTTAGATTAAAAAACTTTAGAAAATTAAATCCAGATGGTGGTCGTGGTGCCCTTCAATCCGACTCTAATCGTGTTAATGCATCCGCATCTGCTTTCAATTCTTTGCCTGGCATACAGGAATTGAATGACGCTAGAAAACAATTATCAGAAATAAATTTAGGTCTGAGTGAGCAAATAGAAAGTAGAGATGATTTAATCCAAAAACTAAAAGATCTTAATTTTGATCCTGAAGATGTCGAAGCTTTTTTTAATCCTTCACAAGGCAGTACTGGACCAAAAGAAGGTGAAACCAAGAAAATAGGTGATATTTCATTTGTCTATAAAAATGGCAAATGGGAACGCGTGAGAACCACACAAAACAACCAAGACAGTCTTAATTCTGAAAAGCAATTTGCAGATCAACTATTACAATTAACTAGAGATAATCAAGATTCTATGTTGGAGGTCATGCAAGAAGGCCTAGAAAAAGAATTAGCTATTGAAGATTTGAGAAATAAGAGAGCAATAGAAGATTTAGAAGGCCAGCTGGTTTCACAGGAACAAATTGAAGACCTTAAAAATAAGAAGAAAATAAAGCAAGCCAATAGGCTACTTCTTCAAAATGAGCAGATCAATAAAAATATTGAAACCCAAGATGAAATTCATCAGCAAAAGAGATCCCAAATATTTAGTGATGGAATTGAGGATGAAGTAAGACTTAGAGAAGATCAATATTTGCAAGAGCAAGTTTTAATACAAGAAGCTCGTAATGAAAAATTAAGGGCTGTAGCAAGTTCAGAGGAAGATACTCTTAAGCTTAAAGATGAATTTAGAAGAGAGGATCTAGCAAAAGAGAAAGCTCATATCCAAGAGCTTAAAGGATACATTCAAAATATAACAGACACAGATACCTTCAAAGGTTTTGATATTGAACTTCTTACAGAAGAACAAAAGAATCAAATTGTAGCTAGACTCAAGGTCTTAGGTTTAGAGATTTCACAAATTAATCTTCTCCTAGCTCAAATGAGTAATGGTGGCCAAGGAGATGCCCTTGGCGATCTAGGTCTAGGTGGTAATACAGATATCCTTGGCTTTACACCGGAGCAATATGATACGATGTTTACCAATTTCAGTAACCTAGAGAATGTTCTAGAAAGTGTTGTAATGGTAGCAGCCGCAGCTAATAATGCTTTTGCTATGTTTTCCAATATGCGTAGCAAAAATGAAAACGCTAGGATGCAACAGCTTGAGCAAAATAACAATCGCGAAAAGCAGATTCTTAAGGATAGACTAGACTCAGGATATATTAATGAGCGGCAGTATAACGATGCTGTTGCTAATATGGATCTAGATCTTGAAAAGAAAAAAGAAGAGCTTGCTAAGAAACAGGCAGAGCGTGAACAAACTATGGCTCTTGCTTCCATTGCTATAAATACTGCCCAGGCTATTATGAGTATTTGGGCGCAAGTACCAAAGTTTGATTTTGGTATTAGTGCAGGTATACTTACGGGTTTTGTTTCTGCTTTGGGTGTTGCACAAGCAGCAATGGTATTATCTACACCAGGTTATGAAGAAGGCTTTTACAGGGAAAAATTCCCTGTAAAGCGTGAGCAAGATGGCAAGATGTTTAATGCCGTGAACGGTGGTATGTCTAGATCTGGTATTGTAAACCAGCCCACTATGTTTCTTGCTGGAGAAGAAGGAAAGCGAGCTCCAGAAATGATTATTACTGGTGGTGATTATGCCAAGCTTACACCAGATCTTAAGGAAACTCTTAATAGACAGCTGTCTACAGTTCGTGGCTTTCAAGATGGTTTTTATAAAGAAGACAGCTCTACAAGTAAAAATGATGAGCTACTTAATGCCCTTTTTATAATGGTTAGTAAAAATTCTAAATTACTCGATACTCTCATTAAAGATGGCATCATTGCCAAAGTTATTGCCAATGAGTCCAATGCCAGGGAACTTCAAGAAGCCTTAGATAAATTCAAAAAAAGAAAAGAATCTTCAAAATTATAAATAATGCCATACTATCCAGACCTTACCCCAGTTATAACAGATTTTGACCCATTAGGAGGGATTACAAGAACCAATTGGCATTTTTCAATGTATGGTTTTCCAGATGAGAATACATTTTATTTTTTCCCTGGTACTAACCAAGAGATCCCCGATAAAACCAATGTTATAACGCTACCCAATTACAACATTACTCTTGGTAACACAGTTTATTCACAATACAAAATTAAATCTTTAAAGTTTGGGTCTAATTCTTCTTTCGAGCATATTATTTTAACCAGTGATATTTCACAAGAAGGAGTTATTATAGATGAAGACAATTTAGTTTTCGAAGATGTTTTTTCTTATGAAGATCTCGAAGATTCTACTGCCGATAGTGACAACAAATTAGATATTGTAATGCGTTACATTATTCAAGGTAATAGAATATCTACAGGAGAGTGGGAGAATTTATATAGCGTATATATCCGCATTGCTGTTCAAAAAGTAGATGCTGGTAATTTCTATCTTAATCCAAGTGTCGTTAATTTTAATTATATTCTTGGCGAAACAGAAAGACCGGTCGTAACTGCAATGCTGTATTCTAGACCAGGCGTTTTGGTTACTCTTCAAAATGATTTTGAATTAGTTGGGGATACTGTACCCAATCCTATTACATGGTTAGGCAGAACAGCTTACAGATACACCAACACCTCACAATTGCAAATTAAACTCAAAGAGTCTGCAGATGCCAGAGTGGATGAGTTAAGAACCTCAGAAAGTGTTTTAGACGTTTATTTTGGCAATAATTATGCGGGTAGAAAGTCCTTAACTGGAGATATTATGGTTTCCAGTAGTCCTGAATTTACATTTCAGCCGCAAATGCTTAATTTTCTGGTTGTTCTTGGTACAGAAATCGACATATATCAATTTTTAAAAATCGATGGAACAGGAAGTTGGAGTTTAAGTTCCCCTTCTTGGTTATCTCTATCTCATTATTCTGGAACCAATTCTTTTGAAATTGTGGTCCACCTTATTGATCAAGAGTATTTGCCTCCTGGTTTATACGAAAATGATATAGTACTTACTGCAAATGAAGAAGAGTATAAGATCCCTGTAAGGCTTAAGGTTGCCGAGCGTTTTGAAATTGGTCTGTCTAAGTCTGGGCTTAATTTTACAGATGAAAACACAGCAATTAGTAGAGTTTACAATAATTCGCCACAAGAAAGCTATGTTACAGTAGATGTAGAAGTCTCGCCAATAGGTTATCCTTACGCTACTACTTTACCAAAAAATTTTCAATACAGAATTGGTTTTTTTGAGAATAAAGCAGAGATACATATCGGTGAGATCGTCAAGAGATCTCTTAGAAGTCTTGATGCAAATTCTGTTTTTAAGCTACTTGGAAATATTTTACAACAAGGAATAAACACTAACCTTATAGAATATTATAAGCCTTCATCCGTAAATGTAAAATGCAGACTCTACAATGCTTCAGATAATTCTCTTGTTGACCAGCAAGAGAATAAATTAATCCGTTTTATAACTGGTCGTAATCCCTTTTTTGAGGAAAACTTGGCTCTTCTTAGAGATAAAGACGTAGAGCAAAAAGTAACCAAATCATCATTTAGACTTATCAATTTTGTTACCAGGGAAAAAGTTGTTTTAGAAATATTTAAAAACGGAAAACTACATGATTCTTATGAAGAAGAAATTAAAATCGAAAGACTTTATGGCCTGCTTGTAGAATTTTCTAAATTTGAGATAGGTGATGAGATCATCTACCAATTTCATCCTAAAGAAATCGGTTTTATTAAGAAATTTGCACAGCGAGTAAGCTTTATTGTATACCCAGAGGGAAAAAGCTTTAACCAAGTGGTTTACGAAGACGAGTATAGCGTTCCTCAGCTTTTTGATTTTTGCGGTGATTGGAGATTCTCTTCAGAAAATGAGATTATACAATCCAAGGATGTTATAAATCTTGTAGAATCTATTAAAAATGAAAAATCTCTTAGAACTTTAACTTTAGTGATGAACACTGGCTATATACCCGCAAGCAATCAGATTTATTTAGAGCAGGTCCAAAATTCAAAAAACTGTTGGCTCTTGGGCAATTCTACAGAACCTCTAGTCGAGCTTGTACCAATGGCTTATAATATGGTTAATTACGATTCAGACTTAGATCTTTACCAGTATGATGTTGAATTCCAAATAAACCCTACCAATGATTTACAAAATTATTCATAAAGATTTTCAGATAAATCTATTAGATAAAAATCTTGATTTTACCGAGCAGAACCAATGGTTTGTGGATGGGGTCTCTATCAACTTTACTTTGCCTATATCGATAATTCTTACCAAGGAGCTAGACCAAGTATTTAACATGATATCACATCTTAATTCTCAAATAGAATCTAGCACTTTTGATGTTAAAATATATAAGATGAATACCTCTTATGACGCTGTTTTATCTATTGAAAAAATTACAGGTTTACAGATAGATCTTAGTTTTAAATATGGTTTTGATGAATACCCCAATTTCTCTAAAGAGTTAAGTAGATTACCCCTAGAGGATAAAGATGTATTTGGTTTACGGCAAGATGCCAATAGCCTTACCGAAACTTATTGGCCAGAAAGTAATTATAAATATCCTGCTGTCTTAGTGCCACTAGATATTCTGGATAACGATTTTGGAAGGTTTGACGCTTTTGAAGGGGTTATTAACCTATTTGAAGATGAACAATTTGTCGAAAACACATTTAATACCGAAACAAATACAGCTTTAAACAGGACAGTATTACAACCTTTTCCTTATGTATTGCATGTTCTCCAAGTTGGTTTTGAAGATGCTGGGTTTACTCTCTCTGGTGACATACTAGCAGACGATAAGCTTCAAAAGCTACTATTTGGAAAGATTTCTGAATACTATATTAACTTTTCTGGAAATCAACAAGACATTTCTATTACCACACTAGATTTAACTGCCTTTGTCGATATAGACACAGGTCATGAATCCTATGGTTTGGATCATAATAATGGTGAATTTGTAATTAACATAGATTGGTCTGGTGTCCCAATTCCAATTCAAAATTTATTACTTAATCAACGTTTCCCCGGATTAATATCTGAAGGTTGGTATTATAGAAGTATTGAACTTAACGAACCAGGTAAATATATTTTAGCTGGAAATGTTACTCTTTTTAGTGAACATTATTTAGATTCTGATGTAAGGATATATATTGGAGATAATTTATTATATTCTATGAATAACGATCCGTTTGTTCTCCCTTTGAGAAAATTCGAAACTATTTCTATAGAATTCAATCTTTTTACAACTACTCCAACAAACTTAAAAATATATGGTGTTAGCTGTTTTACTTTTGAAGAGGGCGCTCTTGAAACTCAGTCAACTGTTACTGAAACATCTATTGTAGACCTTTCACTAACAAAAATCGCAAGCCGTGAATTTGGTGTCTTTGTGCCAGCTCTTAATATATCCAATAAAGTAAAGCTTAGCGAGACGATGCCCGACAAAACCTTTGGAGATTTGGTAAAGGCAGTAATGGCTTGGCGGAATTTGGATATTACGGTAGATATAAACAACCATGAGGTTATAATGAATAAGATTACAGAGTCTATTAATCTGCCAGCATCACAAGATCTGAGGCACACAGAAGTTAGGTTTCCTACGCGCGAGCCAAATGAAAAAAAATCCTTCTTACTTCAATTTCAAGAAAAACAAGATGATTTAGATTACAAGAAGCTGTTATTTTCTAGAGAAGGCGCACAAACAGAAGGCTTTCAAAAAGATGAAAATACTCAAGAGATAAATATTGGTCTCTTTCCTGTTCTTAACAAGCTTGTCGATGGTCTTACCTCTACATTTTATGAAGATAATCACCAAAGCGTTATTTCAGTTTTTTACCATGACGATGATTCTGTAATTGGTAACTTTTCTTTAGATCCCACTTCGTTACTTATTCCAAGTGTGTTCGAAGAAGACCATAGAGATTGGTTAAGGTTCCGGTTATTTAGCCAAACCTTTAAATGGTCCAATGTTATGTCTATTGAAGAGGCTCTTTCCTTAAGTGTAAGAAAGAAAAGCTTTGCTTATGGCCAGAATCATTTCATTAAGCAACTTATAGTAAGGATTGTAGATAAAGATTTCACCGAGGTTGATATAGAAACTGAGGCCTAAAAGATATTATCTATTAGGTTTATGTTTCTGCTCGATTCTTCATAAGCTATATTTATATATCTCTCTGTCATTCTTCCAGAGCTATGGCCTAGTAGGTTTTGTAAGTCGGTTTGGTTGCCACCCATTCTTATATAGTTGGTTGCGAAAGTATGGCGTCCCACGTGCATGGTTAAGTTCTTGTGGATGCCTAGATGTGTTCCTACCAACTTTAGCTTCTTATTCATGTACTGGTCTGTAAGGGTTTCCATAAATAGTTTGGGTTCTTCTTCTAAAACCACTCGTGCTTTTTTTGAAAGATTAATGGTGATTGGCTTTTGTGTTTTTTGACTTATTATTTTATACTGGCTTTCTTTTTTCTGTCTTTTCATCTGAAGTAGATCAGAAACTCTTAAACCAGTAAAACAGCTCATAAGAAAGTAACCAACGGTTAACTTTTGAAATTTTGGTATAAATTCTGAAAAATAATATTTCCAAATTAGTTCCAGTTCCTTTACTTCCAGAGTTGTAGGGACTGTTTTTATTTCTTTGATTTTTAGATCTTGGATATTGAGAGGCATCTGTATTTCATTTCTCTTAGCATCATAGAGAAACTTTCTTATAGCAGACATGTTAGCCATTACTGTGCTTTCTCGATTCCTTTTTCTGAGGTGGTTGCAATATCTCTCTAGAAAAGAGACAGTGATGTCTGCAAAATACCATTGCTTTTGGTAAGCTTTCATCTTATTGCATACACTTTTATACCGCCTGTAGGTTCCAGAGGTGTAAGTATGGGATTGTTCTTCCACCATAAGCTCGTAGAATTCGATAAAATCGAAACGACTAAATCCCTTTTCAAATTCGTATAAAAATTTGTCTAAAGTGAGATAGGAATTATTAAGCCGGTATTGGGTTTTAATTTCTGTAATCCTTTTTTGGATATTTTCCAGAATCAGATTTACATCTAGATCCTTCTTACATCGTTCTTTTTTGGGATTCCATTCTTTGTGAAACGTATGTAGGTCCAACGCTATACGCTTTCTTTTACCACTTTGGGATACATGAAGAGTTAGAGGTGATCTGCCATCGGTCTTTCTAACATAGTTTCTAATGGCAAAATGAGTTGTAATTGGCACAAGGATTTTTTTTGTGTCATTACTTGTGTCATTTTTAAGTTTAAATAGGCTTATTGTAGTCGTGACCATAAAAAAAGGGTTAAGTTAAACGTCTGTTTATCAAAACCCTAGCCTTTAAAATTAACCGTTGCGATGGTTATAAGTGATCGCGACAGGATTTTAAACAACACTGTAATAACAGGGGTTACAAAATGTTTTGTGTCACTATTGTGACAACAGCAATACTTCTTTTAGCTTTTTTTGGATGCTTTCACTATCCAAAGCGATCTCTAATCGCTCCTCAAAGTGATCTTGTTTACTCCCTTCCTTCATGTAACGAGTGGGTGAATCTGTTTTATAAATATTATTATATTTTGGTAAGGTTCCAAATAAAAGATATTCAAAATTTAGTTTCCTCCCTTTTGTGACTTCATAAATATTATCCAAGAACAATTCAAGGTTATGGGTCGAGATACCTGTCTCGCGTCTA